ACTCATTGTCCCCGGTAATGAAATATACATTACCCTCAAAATCTGCGTTGAACTCCTTAATTACTTGGAAATTCGACAATTCTAACTTTTTGATAATCATTTTTTCGCTCTTTTATGCCGGGGTTTCCCCCGGCGGTTACTACTTATTTGTTTGTTAATCTCATTCTTTGGTGTATCATGCTTTGCACCTTGTTAAGCGCATCCCGGTTGGCGTCAACCTCCGACCGGGTGCAATCGGCAATAAAGTTTTCCAAACGCTTATACAGGTCGTCCAACTCTTTTGCCGTCATTGCATGGCGAACGGCTCCCAATTCGTCCTTACCCATTTTTGCAAACTCGTTTAAGGGTTTCCAAATCGCACCGTTTGGGGTCGTCGGCGTTCTTTGTCGCATCAATTAACGGCATATCATTTGTTTTTGCCGTCCAACTTTTACCCGTAACGGGCGACGTGTAAGTTACTTTGTAATGTCCGTACCCGGCAAATTCAAACCAGAAATCGCTGATTGTTGTTTTCGCTCTCATTGCTTTTATTTTTTAGCGTTACCGGGAAAACGCCCGGTCGTTGTTATTTCATGCCACAAAATTACGGTAAATATTTTAATTACCAAAATTTTTTTTTATTTTCGTGTTAGGGTAAAAAAAATAATCCCGATACGTCGCAAAGCGTACCGGGATAAAATCAAAATAATTTCATTTGCGTATCTGTTAAGACGGCAATAACGCCGTCAACTTTTTGTTCCCATGCCGTCCGGGTTGCAATCTTTTCCGGCGTTGGGTTCCATTCGCACCTCCGTTGGTTGTGGCGCATCTGTTTAACCATGTACGCCAATTCTTCCAACGTTATTTTTGCCGGATTTTCGATTTGCGGGCTTTTGTTTTCGTCTGCCATACTTTTACCCATTCAAACAAAATAATCGAAATACGGGGCTAAAACAAACGGTCGTGCATCGGGGCGGGCAAATTCTCCAAAACCCAACGGGGGTTGTTGTGCAAAATGTACCGTCCAAAGTGCATTATCATAAGGGCGTCGGCGTTCCACAACGTCGCCTTAACATCGGGGTAATAATCGGCGGCGGCTCGTTGGTATCGCTTTTTGCGCTCCGGCTTTTCCTCTCCCTTAACCCGCAATTTCAATTCATTTTGCCATTTTTGGGGGTGTACCAAAACAAACAGTACGTCGCACATGGCAATTATCGTTTTCAGTTTCTCAAACTCGGATAACAGTTTTTGAACCCGGAACGCCTTACCGGGGTTGTCGTTCACGTCGTCCGGGCGCAATTGAACCTTTTCGACGAATACCAACGGGCGGCAAATATTTTTCATATAATTAAACCATTGCCGCAACTCCATAAGGTCGCCCGGCATTTTTATTACCTCGGTTTTATGGTTCGGACGCCAAACGGCAATCCCCCCGGTTTTTCCGGGGTCAATCCCAATAATACAATCAATCGTTATTTTGTTCATTTCCAAAAATCTAAATAGTTATCAATCTGTAATTCGTCGGCAATCATTCGGTCAAACGTCCGGGCAATCTCTTTGTCCCTCGCTATCTCATACGCCGTAAAATCCAACTCCGGGGCGTCGGTTCCCTTACGTTGGACGTGGTACGCCTCGTACTTGTTGACGAACCCACGGGCGACACGTTGCATATATCGGGCAAATGCTTGTTTGCGGTCGTCTTCGGTTCCGGCAACCTCATTGGCAAAACCCAACTTTCGCAACCAATCATAAATTAACATTCCGTCAGTAATCCCCAACACAAACCGCCCGGTATATTTGTATTGCAAAAATACCTCCCTACATCGGGCGACGGCTTGATTGTGGTAATACCGTTTTTCCTCCGGTGTCAATTCCTTTTTCGGCTCCGGCAATGCCTTATACGCTTTATGTATAACCCCGTTTTGTTTCCGGCGGTATGCGTTCAATATCTTTGCGAAATAATCGGCGTTAAACTGTTGGTAATGCTTTTTGTCCGGGTTGCCTTGACTGTCTTTCGGCAAATAGTCGTCCAATTCCCCGGTTGTCGCCAACTCAAATGCCAACTTAATATCCGCCAATGTCATTTGCGAATAGTATTTTTTGAGTATATCCAACAACCGGGTACAAATGTACGCCCAATCTTCCGGATTGGTCGGGATTATATACCCGACGTCCATTGCAATAAACCGGAACATTTGCCCGGTTTTCGCAATCAACGTGCCGTCGTCAATATCGGCAATTTGCATTTTCGTTGAGGCGGCGAAAATGTACTTTTCGACCCCGGATAATGATTTGGCAACCTCCGGTAATTGCAACATTTGTCGGCGTATGTCGATTGCTTTTGTACCGGGCGTTGGGTTGTATATCGCCAACGCCACGGATTGCGTATTTACTGTTTCCGGCAAATTTTCCATAATCAATAATCGTTGTTAAGAAATTCCATTGCGCCCGCCACGTTCAACTTTTTTTGCGGGGCTTGGTATTCCGGTTTCAAATGCAATTTCTTTTTCTCAATATCGCCCCGGATAAAATTGCGTACCGTCGCAATCCAACCCGTGCGGGTTCGCTTAACTCCCTGTTTGGTTTCCGACCAATCGGCGACCGTGTGGAAATAATAAATCAAATCGACCTTTTCAAATTCCGGCGTCGCAAACAGTTTTTCAAACTCGGAATAATCATTTACGCCGTCCGCCCCGAACTTAACCAATTTGTAAACATCGGAATTGCGAAATATGGACGTTCTTTTTTTATCATTCTGAACCTCCAATTGTTCGTCCGGGAATAAATCCCCGGCAACCTCGTTGGCGGGTTTATCCTTATCAATACCAAAAGAGTTATCTATATCAGTATTTAATATAGGGTTGGATTTTCCAACCGGGGTGGTTGGATTTTCCAACCGGGGGGGTGGGATTTTCCAACCACTCTAAAGCCGCCCAATAATTCGTCGTGTACTCACAATAACGAACCTTATTTTTTTCGTACTCAAATTTGTTAATATACTGTTTTTCAACTAACGATTTGAGTATTTTAATAACGGTCGTTTTATCTAACCCCGTCCACTCAATTAGGTATTTCAACGAACCCTTAAAACGGCTTTCCCCGTCTTGACTAAACCCATGAATTAAAGCGAAAACCAATAATTCGTTCCCTTTTAATTTCAACCGGGTAATCATCGGGGCTAAAATCGTTATAAAATTGCTATCTCTTATTGTCATTTCTCACAAATTTAATGTTTATACCGTCTTTCCTTTCCCCTGCATTACAGGGGAAACGCATACATGAACCGTTGGATTTGTGGAAAAAACAACATTCGCAACCCTGCCAACCCGTCCGTTTTTCGGCTCTAATTTCCACATGATTAACAACAATTACGTCGCCAACCGAAATTTCAATTTTCTTTTCCATTGTCGCCGCCCTCCAATTGTTTAACAGGTTCCCACGCTTTGCGCACTCTTAAAACATTGTCCGGGCTTTCGTTCGGAACCAATGAAACAACAGGGAAACGGGATTTGTCGCCGGGCTTTTGGGTCGTGGCAAATTGTACGTTCAAATCAAATATAATTCCCTTACAAAATCCCCGTTCCGCCAACATACCGTCGAACGTTTCCCGGATTTGCGGGATTGTGGACGCCGTACCCTTTGTTGAAAACTGCCATACCCCGGCAACGCCACGTACCAACGGTACAATGAAATTCAATGTCAACGTAATTTCCCAACCGTCGTGGCCCTCCTGTTTGCTTTTCCGGTTGGGGTAACGCTTGGCAATAGACAACATCAAATTCGGGTATTCCTCCGTTGTCAATGTTTCGTACTTTTTGCCGTCCCAAACTTGAAACGTTTCGCCGTCGCCCGCCGCAATCAATCGTCCGTCGTCGTCCCGGTACTCGTACCGCTCGTTGCATACTTTCGCCGGGTCGTCGTCCGGGAAAACGATTTGAATTGTTTGGGGCTTTTCGCCGTATGCCTGTGTAAATAACCCGGCATACTTTCCCGTTGGTATAAAATAATCAACGCTTTGCGGGTATCCGTTAGCGTTTTTCATTCCGATTTTTATTTGTCCGACACGGGGTAAAATCAAACGGGATTTTTCCGCCTCCGGTCTGATAATCCTACCTTTTATATTTCCATTCATAACCTTTATGTTTTTTGCGTAATCCTTTGCAACATCTAACTATTAGCGAATTATTAAAACCGTCCCTTTCTGCTAAATTTATAGATTGGTATTCTTTAATAACAACGCCATTTTTAAGCATTAAAACCGCTTTTGATAAGTGGTTATTGGCTCCAAATTTACCCGCCATTGGCTTACTTGCGCTTTTAGATTGCCGTTGTTTTGTAATCGGATTATTGTTATTTTCCGAATGTGTAACCCAACGCAGGTTATCCACATGGTTATTAAACGGGTTCCCGTCGATATGGTCGATACATGGTTTATTTAGTGGATTATCAATATACGTTTCGGCAACTAATCTATGAACATATATAGTACATTTTACGCCAAAATTATAAAGACAAACACACAAATAACCCTTACGCAAAAACGGCTTTAATTCTTTCCCCGTTATTTTAGAGAAAACAACGCCGTTTTTGTTTATCAAATAGCAATCAAATCTTTTTATCGTTTTCATATTTCGGGGTCGTCGTTCAACAATCTTTTCTTATTCTCGTTTTTGGGCTTTTTTGGCGCATTTGCGGGCTTTTGTTCCTTTTCCGGTGCAACAGTCCGTTTTGCCGTCTTTCGTCCCGTGTCGGGCTTCTTTTTCGCCTCCTTTGCCGTTTCCCCGGTGCGTTTCACAATCTTTGTTTTCTTAATCTCCGGTTCCGGCGTTTGTTCCGGGGCAACCGCATCCGCTTTGACGGTATCGGCGGCGTCCGTGGTTTCGTCCGGGGTCGCCTCTTTGGGGGCTTTAGTTTTAATCAATTCCGCCAAAGACAACGATATTACATTTTGGGATAAATCCGGGGCGTCGTCCAATACAACCATACCATTAACCGCCGTAAACGTGTTGTCCCGCTTTTCGTCCTCAATGGCGGCAATCTCCAACAGATAGGGGATTTTCCGTATATTGGGGCTTTCGGTTTGCTCTTTCAGATTGTACGACGGTTTTTTGCGCCAATCTTTCGGGCTGAAATTGAAAATACGGGTAACGGGGAATTGCTCAAAATTGACGTTCCACATATCCCGGTACATTCCTAATTGTATTTCGCTTTCCTCGTAAAAACCTTTTCGCCCGCTTTTGAAATCGACAATTGCGTTAATCCGGTCGTTGCTTCCAATCTTTGCCCGCATGGTACACGGGCAATCAATCATTCCGGCGTACTTGTAATACGGGTGTACCAACGCAATTTCAACGGCTAACGGTCGTACATCATAATCCAATACGAATTGCGCAAACGCCAATACGTCCTTTTTCAAATCGTCGGCGTAATAAATAAAGTCATCCGGCAATCGGTAAACCTCAATGTATTCTTTTAGTTTGCCTTTTAGCCCGTCCAAATCATACGCTCGGTTAATCAATAATTCCTCAAATGCGGCGTGCATAAACGTTCCATACGCCGCCCGTTCGCCTTTGTATCGCTCGGCTTCCTCAATGCCTTTGTTCGCAATCCAATTTATAAGGTGCGGGGCTTTGGGTAATGTTTGGGACAATATAGTTGTAACCGACGGGAAAAACTCCGGGTTCCCGGCGTCGTCATATCGGTAATAATATCGGTGTCCCTTGCTGTTTAACTGCCAAACCTTATACGGGGGTTCAATCAATGTTTTTTCGTCGAAAAACATTGCCGTCATTTCCTCAACCGTCATGCCCGGTATTATCTCAAACACTCCGGTTGGTTGTCCCGGTTGAACATCAACGAACGGGGGAATAATTGTTTGTTGTTCCTCGTTAATCTCCGGGAACATATCCGGGGCAACATTGCCGACGGTTCCCGCAACCTCTTTTACCGGGTCGCCCGGTTTATCGCTCTTTGCTCTCATACTTGTACTTTTTATATTCTGAAATTCCACATAATACCATTGCGGCGCACATTGCCGCAAATAACAATTGCCACGGGTTCCAAAATGCGCCAATCAAACAACATAACCCCAATGCGCCAAACGTAACAATTAGGGCTTTCGCTTGAAACAACTCGGAAAACATGGTTTCGGCGGCGGCTTCCAACCATTCGATAAACTTACTTTTCATTGTTTCCGCCCTCCATGCCAAACAGGTAATCCGCCGTACAATCCAACATTTCGCAAAGAATAACGACCCATTCCGGGACAATCCGTTTGGTCGTGCCGTTACATAAATTCGTCATATTTACCTGTTGTGCGCTCTCGCTTGCACCCTCAAAAAGACGGGCGGCAATGTCTTTTTTCAAAACCTTTTTCCCGTTCGCCTCGGAACGGGCGATTGCTTCGTTTACTCTTAATCTCAATGCCATAACTTAAATTTTTTTTGTTAATAACTTGGTTCGTTGCTCTCTTTGTATCCGCAATTGCGGCACGTTTTTTCCTCCCAAATCGGGCTATATTCCGGCGGGGTCAAATATCCGTCGCCTCCGGTACGTCTATACTCGCCGTCTGTAACCTCCATTTCCCCGCCACACTCCGGGCAATCATCGTCGCCAATCAATACACATTCCAACAGGGCGTCCAAATGGACGGAACGAACCGGGGAAATACCAATTGCCCGGATAACGTCCACCATTTCCACAACGGTAACATCCCGTTCGTAACAATCGGCGACCGGGAACCCCCAATTGTCGCTTATGTTCTCGATAATCTGTTTGTTGATTAACTCCGTAACGATTGTTTCGGATACTTGGTTGGCTGTTTTTCCGCTTTCGGTCGCCAACATCTTTAATTGCTCACTTTCTTTTATTTTCATATCATTTCCCGGTATCCCTCCGGGTAGGCTGTTAATCTTTTGCTCTGCAAAGGTAGAAATAATTTTTTTAATTACCCAAAATATAATCTTTGTTTCGTGAAATCATTTTTTGCCGGGTGCGTGGAATATCCGATTTTTAACCTACCTTTGCAATACCGCATTACCAAAAATCGCTCTCGGTTACTGCGTACCGAACCCCCGGCGTATCTGTTACGTCCGGGGGTTCATCTTTTCCAACGCCATTTGCGCCGCACAATAACAAAATCGGTATATATCGCCATAATATCCCGTTTGGTCGGTTATTTCCTCAATAACGCCCGCCGGATATTCCCCAAACGCCACATATTCGTATTGCGTTGGGTCTAACCCCAATGCGAACTCAAACGTAATGTCAATATATTTGTCCCCGACCCGGTTAAATGCGTGGTCGATTGGTATAAATGCGTTCGTTTTGCCCTCAACGTATTGCACCCGGTCGGGAAATAACAACGTCAGCAAATGCGCATTTCTATAACACCCTTTGACTACCGGGCGAACCATCCGGCGTATCAATTCAATTTCCCGTTCGTCGAATACGTCCGCCGCTTTTACGACCTCAACACGTTTTGCGACGGCGATTGTATCGGTAAAATATTGTCTTTGTCGGTCGGGCAAATTCGACCGCTCAATATTTCCCGTTGTTCCTCTGTCAATCGTATATCCATAACAGGCAAAGCCGGGGTTATTCCCCCGGCTGTAAATATGCGATTGCGTTTAATTCCTTTTGGCGTTCGGTTGCCCAATTAACATTGCGGGCAATCCATTCGTCGGCGGGGTTCTCGGCAATCCATTCTTTCCGATAAGACGGCACAAAGTATGCGGCTTGCTTTTTATACGCCCGTTCGGGATTTGCCAATATTTCCGTCGTGCGGCTCAACCCTTTGCCGTGGTCGCCTTTGCCGATTAAGTCCAACCGCCCAAAATAAAATTCGCCGTTGGCGGTACACGCCACATAATCACGGGCGGACGTTCTTGTTGAAACAACGTTGCCTTTTTCGTCGGTAACGGTGTACTGATACTTTTTGCCTTTCGCTTTCTTGCTCAAAATATACTTTGCCATAATCTTTGTTATTGTGCCGGGGGATGAACCCCCGGCGGGTTATTATCTTAATACTTTCAATTCGCCCCGGCGTTTCTTACGCTCAAATGCGCCCCGGACACACGCCCAATCCTGCGTCATACTTTCCCCGTTGGGAAATATAAGGGTCTGTTTGCCTATATAACTATCGGCGTCGTATCTTTCGCCTTTCGGTTCCAATGCTTGAACAACTACGATATAAACCATATTGCCAATACCTTTGTAAGCAAATGTTTTTCCGATTAACTTGGTTGCAATCTCGGCAATGTCCGTCGCCTGTGTTCTTTTCTTTGTTTCCATATTTGAAATTTATTTGGTTCCGGGAACCCGCCCGGTCGGATTAGTAATAATAAAAGGATATTTTCAAACCCCGGCGCAACTTACAATGTTCGGCGTCTTTGACACAACGGAAAGCACGGCGCAATAATTTGTTCGCCATTTCAACGCCTACTAACTTAATCAAACCGAAAACGCCAATCAACGTGTTAATCTTTTTGCCGTTGAACAAGCCGTTTACTTTGATTTTGAAAGTACGGTTAATTTCTTTTGTTGTATATTCCAAACCGTTGTAAATATCTTCGGGCTTCATTGTATCGCTCTTTTTGTTGCCGGGAAAACGCCCGGTCGTTTTATTAACATGGCACAAAGATAGGGCATTTTATTTTAACTACCAAAAGAATTTTCTTTTATTTTCGATTTTCGGACAAAAAAACGGTTCTTTTGGCACCCCGCAAAGTTATTTTTGGCGAATTTTCATTTTAAGCCACTTTATTTGCCGGGGTGGGTACTTTATCCATTCAAACAAAATAATCGAAATACGGGGCTAAAAACGGGCAAAAACAAAAACGGGGTTGCAACGCTTGGTTACAATCCCCGTTTCCCGGTATTATGAACAATAAAAGTTACTTTTCTATGGTTACGAACTCAACGCCCAATATTTTTGTTGCCGGGTTCTTGCTAACTACATCAATTTGCCGATTTTTGATTTTCTTTGTTTTCCATAAAAAACCTAACCAACGCTTATATTGCACAGTTTCCGTTATTAAAAGGCTATCCCGTGTTATAATTTTGCCCGAAAACGTATTATTTATAATACATCCGTCAAAGTCAACCCATTTGTCGGAATACTCAATACAACGTACAACGGTCGTAACCGTATCGCCGGGCAAATATACAACACTATCCCGGACGGTTGCCCGCAATTCGTTAATTGTTTCCATTTGGGTTGTTGTAACCCGTTCCAAATCCCGGTTCTTTGTCTGCAACGTCTTTATCAACGCCAAATCGTCCGCCCGGTACTTTTTGTATTCCGCCAATGACAACTCCAAATTCCCAACCTTTGCGGCGTTCAAACTATCCTTTGTTTGATACGTGCGGACATCCTGCAATAGTATTTCGGTATTGCTCCGGTATCTGTCCCGTTCCTCGGTCAACCTCTTTATTTTGACGTGCTGCACCCAAAAGGCAGCGGCAACCGCCAAAATGATTGCCGCCAAAATCAAATACTTTTTCATACGGTCGCCGCTTGGATTATAATGTACGTTTTTTCCTGCAACAACGCCCGAATGCCCGCCCAACCACTATTGTTGTTGATATTGTTGTTTACATCGGGGTGAACGGTAATTGTAATTGTTCCGCTTCCGGGTTGTACGCTGTTTTCAATCAAATGTTCTATCGTTTCGGCGCTCAATTGCGCACAATCCGACAAATCAATGTCTGAGGATAACCCGGACAACTTGACCGTATGCAATACGGCGCATCCTTTGAACGCATCCGTTACGGGGACGTTGGAACCAATTTTTAGTATTCCGGTTATTTGCTCCAACCGGGAACAACCGTAAAAGGCATTTGCCAACGTCGCAACGGGCAATTCAACCGTATTAAGGTCGATAAAGATTGTTTTTTCTGCCTTATAAAATGCGCTATGCAATTTGAACCCGGCGAACCCCTCGAACCACGGCGGGCAACAAATATATTCGGCAATCGCATACGCCCACATTGCGGTATAATCGGCGTCGTTGCTTGCTTTGTTGTATTCCTCCGTCGTCAACATCATTTGACCGGGCGTTAATTGAGTGCTAACGGTTCCAATTTGAACGGCAAATTTATTACTTACGGGGTCGTATGTTGCGCCGAACATTTCGTTGTATCCTGCAATTTCCGCTTCGGTAACGCTTGCAATGCTCTTTACTTCGTCGTCATGCTCAAAATAAGACGTTCCCGCCTCCTTTGAAAGATACAATTTATACGAACCGTCGGGGGCAATGCTTTGCCCTGTAATCGTGGTTTCGCTTATCTCCAAATAAGTAAACCCAATCAATGCGTCGCCGTCTTGGATAAATAACCGGGCTTTCGCTTTTTCCTCCGTTACGGCGTCGATATACTGATTTATCGTTGCTTGCTCGGTCGTTACGTCGTAACGGGTTTTTGTCCCGTCTTTCGTCCCTGCCTCGGCTATCGCAACGACTATTGGGGCAACTCCTGTTTCCGGGTCTGCAAACATCTTATCAACCATTGCAGACAATAACGGGGCAATATTTATTGCACCCTCATTACCTTGCTTTAATACATTGTCGGTAATGAATTTTTGCATTTCCTGTTGTGTCATAACTTTATAACTCTTTTTATTGCACTGACGTGCATATTTGCAATTTGTTCCCGTCCCTCGTTGCTCATTATGAAACGGCAATCTTTTTCGGTATCCATGAAAAAGTTTTCCGTAAGGATTGCCGGGCAACTCGTGTGTTTGAGGATATAAAACGCCGCTTCCTTATCCGGGTCGCCGTCGGCATAATCGAAACGCATACGCCAACCGTCCGGGACGAATACCCGTTGCGCTTCCTCGGCAAATACCGTGGCGATTGCATCCGCTTTCGTTTCTCCGGGCGACGTGTAAACCTCCCAACCCGTACCGCCCCCGGCGTTGGCGTGGACGGATACCAAAAACGCCTTTTCGTTGTAATTGCGGTAAATCTCATTTGCTCGGCGGCAACGTTCCACCAATGACACGTCGTTTGTTTCCGGGGTCAATATCTCGTACCCAATCGCCAAATCGTCCAATTTGGCGGCGATACGTCGCACAATGTCACGGTTAAACTCCCATTCAAACAATTGGGAACCGTCCCCCCAAATGGGGGAACGCTTTCCGGCTGTTTCTTTTCCGTGTCCGTTGTCAAGAATTACAATTTTACTCATTTTCGTTTTCTCCTTTCTTTTTCTCCTTTCTTTTTCTCCTTTCTTTTTGTCCGGAATATCTTCAATGCACTTTTCAAATTCCGGACGGCTAAACAATTTGAATATATTTACTTTCTTATTAATTCCTTTTGCCTCAAAGTAATTATTAAAGCAACTTGAAATTTCGATACCATACACAACTAACAACAACAACACGGACAATACCGGCATTCCTAAAATCGTGCCGAATGTTTGCCCAAACAACCCCGCCAAAGTTACCCAACAAATATAATCGACCAATTTGTTTATTGCCCGCCTCCATTTCCGGGACGTTCTGATTGGTTCCCCTCGTTTCTTTGCGGCGGCAATGCCAAAACGACTATCGACGAATATTAAAACAATTGCTAAAAACAAAAAGGGAATAAGACTATTGTAAAAGTCCAATAACGGTGCGACAACCGCCGTGGTTGTTCCGTTAATAATGTTACGTTCTTGCATTATTTAAGTAAGGGAAAAGGGGGACGGGCGCACCCGCCCCCGGTTAATTATTCTACCAATGCGGCGTTATTGACTATCACGTTGCCACTTTTTGCGGTTGAACTTCCGCTATCCGTGCAATTGTTCAATTCAATACGGGCGTTCGTTCCGCAAAAATACCCATAATGTGCGTTCAAAGATACACAATTTACGAACTTACCAAAATTTTCATCCGTCCCGGACTTATCGCCGGAAACGTAATAATTGACTTTGTTGTTCTCGCAAATGCAACCAATCGCGAATATTTGCGAACCTCTGCCGCCTTCCTCCGCCTTTGCGCTTTTAACTAATGCGATACCGTTATCAACATGTTTACGGCAATAGGCGTTATATATCGTATCGTGGCCACCATAAGCGGTCGTTATTCCGCCTCTTACGTTGTATTCAAACAATCCGCCAATAATGGTTGTTTCGCAACGTTCGTGGTCGCTATATCCGTTGTCGTTATTGTCGTGGCCCCAACAATCAATCATCGTTGCAACGGTATGTTTCGCCAATGCCGGGTCAGTCGTTGTGCTGTTTGCGTTGAACCCGTTCCCGGTTGTCGAACTGCTCAACGCCCGTGCCGCTTCGCATCGTATCAATTCCACACCAATTGCCGCATCCCACGACCACGCACCGTCGTCCAATGCGTATTTTGCTGCGCAATCAATCGCCCGTCCGCCGTGGCAAGACCTTAACAAAATTGAACCGTACCAACATTCAATATTAACCATTTCAAAAGCAACGGAACCGTCATTGCCGAAAATACCGGAACCGCCCGGAATGTAAACCGGGTTGGCGGCTAACGTTGTACCCTCTTTGATTTTGACGTACAACATTTGTGCGTCTGTATCATAAAAGAACGTGTAACCCTCGGACGTTTTCACGGCATCCAACGACCCAACTCGGGTTATCTTTGTGCTATCACAACGGTACGTTTTCCCACGTTGTAACGGGTGGCGTTCGTTGTCCGGTATCAACGTACTTTCGTCGAATACCTCATGTTGGAACAATTGGAAACGGGCGACGGTTGAAAAGGACGACAACGGGGTTTGGTAAACGTTCGTTGTACCCGCAACTAATGTTCCGCTATCAATTTTTGTTCCGCAAATGATACGGTTAACTAATCCACGTTTACCGATAAGACGGACGGAACGTTGGTTTGACTTGGTTTTGATATTCAAACGTTCGGTCGTGTCCCCTATCAATATAATTGTTGTATCAACGCCTGTTTTGGAAAATGCGGCGGCAAACGTCGCTAATGCGGCCCCTTCCGTTGTGCCGGGGTTCGTGTCGTCTCCGTTGACCGCATCCACGTAAACAACGTCCGGCAAACCCATTCCCCCGGTTGTCGGAGTTTCAAACAATACATTTGCAGACGTGGCGATTGTTTTGGACCCGTAAAAAATCGTAAACCCGTAATAATTTTTGGTTGGCGTTATGGTTTTCGTTGTCCCGGCGGGCTTTGATATCATGGAGCCAATAACATCAAATGTTCCGTCGGCTTTAATACCCTGTATATCTACCGAGACGCTGTCTCCAACGGGCGTTAATGTAAATCGGTATGGTTGACCCGCAACCAAAAATGTACGCACCTTTTGGGACCCCGTATTTGACCCCTTTACAATATCCGTATACGCATAACGTCCGGTTGCGTTGATTTGGTTTATTGTGTTCGCAAGCGCAATAACGCCGTCCGAACTCATGCCGATAACAAATTTATCCCAATTGTTCGTCCCGTTGTATAATATTGCCAATTCGCCGGGTTTTACGGTCAAATTACTCGCCCCGGATTGGAAATTTACATAATTCCCCGCCTCATAAGCGATATAAAAAACGTTACCGTCCGGCGTGCCGGGATTGGTATTTTCATTTGCTATGCCAACAAAGGTTCTATTGGCTCCCACGGTTGAAACAATCGCATTCAACACGACTTGCATTTTTGCCCCGGTAATCTCGTTATTTCCGTTTGCTTTAACAACGGCGGCAATTGCGGCTTTTAATTCCATGTAACCTCCCATAATTATCAAATATTAAAATCGTTATTGAAATCATTATTAAAATCCCCCTTTGTACCGGGCGTAATATATCCCCGCCCTATCTTTTTGGCAACGGTCGCCGTTTTAAACTCAATTTCGACGTTTGCCAAATCCCCCTGCGTTTGCCATTTGGGGGTAATTAGGAACATATCGCAATCGTATTTCCTGCCGTATTTATCTGTTATATGAATATAATCAGCCATACGGATAAAACGCATAACGTCGCAAAGGAACTCCGGTGCCAATATTGTACATTTAAACGTTTTTACTGATATTTGTTTTTCCGGGAAAAAATACCCGTCCCGTTCTTCGCCATCCTCTTCAAATTCATAATCCGGTTTTCCTAACTCTGTACAAAGATACAATGTATTTTTGAAATCCGGGTTTTTATATACTATTTGCCCGGCGTCAAATACCAAATTTTCAATATCCCACCATTGTATTTTTAAGTAACCGGAAACATCTTGTACGACCGTGAACATTTCAGAATACCACGTTTGCACGCCATCCGATAGCATCATATAATATATTCCGTCCAACTGATTTAATGGCATGGGTAATATTGACGGGTACAATATAACATCATAACCCAACGTTTGAAACCGGACAATCTGCAATCCGGTTTCTTCCATATACGTTGTTATGTTTGCAACTTTCTTTCCGGTCTTTTCATACAATACCACTGACGTAACATTGTTTGACCGTGTGTTTCTCATTATCTGAAACGGTAACAATCTATCAGCCGGGGCAAATAACGGGTAAATTGCGCCGTATGCGTAACTTTTTCTGTGGTTCTGTTCATTTATTGACGTGTACCACGGTAAAACGCTCATGTTGTTATTCTGTATCATATTTCAACGTTGCTTTAATGTTTCGACTACACAAATTTACGCTTAATTTATCAACTTGACCGTTACCGATATACGTTTTTATTAGTTGCATCGGGTTTGGGTCGTCATTTGCCGGAAAACTAAACGTTTGTTTCTTCTTTCTCTCAATACCGTATGCGTAAACCTCGGAACCGTTTATTGATACACGATGGGCGGGTAAATCATATAACCAATACAGGGATTGCAGATTGATAAACGCCAAATATCCGTTTTGCAAAAAGTATTCGACCCCGTTAATAGTTTGGCGGGTAAATGGTAATATCCATTGCGACCCGGACGTTGGCGGAACGGCGGCAAACAAGGCGAACCCGTCCGAACTCATATTGCCGGGGTTTAACAACATCATATCAATATCGGACGTAAAGTTTGATATATTAATTTCCTCAACCTTTCCGGGCGTTACATACTTGCTTATTACTTGTATCGGCAACCCTTCAAATGCCGCCGTAACGTCGTCCATCCATTCAAATTGGTAACGTTCCGGCAAATCGACCTTATCAAACGAATATTCCGACGTGTTGAACGCCCACGGTTTCCCGTTGCGCAAATTCAATTCCTTTGTCAAATCGTGGCTTAATATAGCCTCGTCGGAATAGGAACCGCCATTGCGGAAATATTGGATATGTTCGATTTTAAATTTGCCGTCCTCAATGAACCAATAACATTTAAAACAATCCCGTAACATATTGGTAAATTGTTGTAAGGTCGTCGGGGCTTTTTGTGCGGGTTGCTGATATTCCCCGTTTATAATATTGGTTTTCTGTGATACAAGCAAACGGAAATTCAACCCGGATATTGGGTTGTTATCGCTGTATAAAAATTGGCTGTATTCCGCCGTGGCTGCGTGCGTTATACCCGGTGCAATCTGATTGAGCAAAACGGATATACAAGACGCAACCGGGAACGCATCCCGCAAAGTATATGTTTTTCGTGCTTTTTTCTCTAATATCCAATCCATCAAAGAAAACCCAAACCATAACGACGCATAACGCCACGTTGACCGGGCAATTGGATAAAACGGTCCGTAAATGGAATAGGGCGGCGCAAAATACTTTCCGTTATCCGCTAATCCCCACTCGGTCGGGGTATCTGAAAAGATGTTTGAAATAAACGCCACGTCGATTGCGTAACCAATCGCACGCCTATAATTACGGTTATTATCAACTATATCATCGACGGGCAATGGATATGTATTAAGGTTGTCGATTTTCTCCACGTCGCACAAATACCGGGCGTATATATTATAACTTTTCATATCGGCGTGCATTGTTCCGGTTGCCCCGGAACCATTGACGGCGGTTAAATTAAACTTCAATGTATCAAACGGGGACGTTGTAACCTTTCGATAACGGAACATTGCCACATTGTTCGACTGTCGGCGTATCTCAACCAATGCATCCCCAAACGGTGTGCCGTTAATTCGTTTTTGTGAAATATAGATATAATAATTAACATTCGATTCCGAGTATAATTTCCCCTCGAATACGTCCGCACTTGCACCCGTTGCCATTCGTCCGGTATAAAGCCCGGATATTACCGCCGGGGAACCGTTGGACGTAATTTGTATTTCTTTCAATATATTGCACAAAGCAAAATGATAGGCTTGTACTAATGCGTTTTGGTCGGTCGTGGCGTTTGCGTCTTGTTCCCAATTCGTACCGCCCAAAAAACAAGAAACAACACTATCCCCCGGAACGTATATTTGAATTAATGGACGCTTGTTTATCGTTATCCGTTGGATTGTCGGGGCTAACGCTATTAAATTGTATTCCTTTTCCAATCCCGCCAACACGTCGTTATAATCGTCGATTGCGTCCGGTTGTACAACAACCTTTTTATCGTAATCGGTAAACGTGCAATCGGTTTTCATAAACTTGCCTTGAAAGTATTGGAACCATGTACGCCCGCCGTCGTTGCTCTTTTCAATGCAATACAAAAATTCATTGTCGAACGATTGACGGTTTATATAGTCGTAATCATCCCGGACAAAGGTAATTTTGCCGGATAATTTGGCACGATAAAACCGTTGGTTGGTTTCTAATTCGTACTCCTTTGCCAAATCGTCCTTATAAATCGGATGCACGGTTTGACCTTGTAAGATGTTCGGGGCGTCCAACGTTCCCAATCTCAACCATGCCGTCCCGTCGGCGTATTGCGCTTTGATTACATTAAACCGGATATATGCGGCATTGCTTGGTATGTCAAATTCCGTATTTGTGGCGGACGGGTTGCTCCCCCAACCGCCGATAATCTTTTTATTGCTATCGTAAAATGCGCCCCCGGATTGCGTGGTGAAATTCTGAAACAATTTGCGGGGGTACACATTCCCAACCGGGACAAAAGTACGGGTATAATAGAACTTTGTACTATTCCCGTTTATGTTCCCGGTTGTGTGACTTATCGACCCGTTCGCTAAAAACGCATTTACAAATGAATGTCTATAAATCGGATTCATATCAATTTTTAATTTTACGTGTCAAATTCTTGTAAACCTCAATAACATTGCCGTTGCCATCGACGTAACGACGGCGGCGGTTTTGTTCCTTAATCTCCCTTACATCGTCTTTTAAATCCCGCAAATCCGGTGCGTTATTTTGTTGAACCGCTACATTAATGCCGTCGGTATTGTAGGCATTAAGGTACTTTTGGGGGAATGTTCCCCGGTTCAAACTATTTATTACGTCCGGGATTAAACGACGGAAACGGCGGGAATTACGTTTATTGATAACGGCGAAAAATTCCCCGCCCTCGGCACGCCTCCGGGTTCCATCCGGTTTGGTTCCTAAATCCACGTCGTCCCCGGATTGGTGGGAACCGCCCGCCAACAATTCAACCGTACCATCGCCGTAACTTTCCGAACCCTCGGCGTTGGCTGATTTGGATAATTGGGCGGCTTTAATTTTGGCGGCGGCAAATGAAGCCCACATAACAGCGATTGCCGGGATTGCGAACGGGAACCCCAATTGCGACCAAATCAAAGCGGACGCCGTTACAAGGTTTCCGATTTGTTGGATTGTCTGTATTGCCTGTTGTGCCTTTTGCGCTTTCTGTTGCTCTTTCAACGCCTTTTCTTGGTTCCGCTTTGCCAAATCCAACTCCTTTTGTGCCATAACCACGTTTGAGGCATAACCGTTCGCCCGTGCTTCCCTTTCGGCGTCCAACGTGCGTTGTGCGCTTTCAACCTCTTTGTCGGCGGCATTTACGGCGGCTTCGGCGGCTTGCAATTTCGCATCTAAAAATACCTGTAATTGCTCCATTGCAAAGGATACGGACGTACTTATTGCCTCCTTTTGGTCGTCGTCCAAATTAAGCCCAAACAAACCGTAAATGTCTGTTCCTCGTTCCTCTCCTTTTGACTGCTCAATTTCTTGGTCAATCTTTTTTATTGTGTTTTGAATTGTTTGTACTTCAACATCTGACAATTTATTGGCTGCTTGCTCGTTCAATTCTAATACCTTTTGCAAACGTTCCTTTTCTGCCTGCAAACGGAATTGGGTTTTCCGGGCTTCTGAATTTCTTAATAAATCAAATTCAGATTGCACCAACGCTTGTTGTTGGTCAAACATCATTAATTGCGTTTGCAAATATTCGTCGGCAATTGCGCTTCCCTTAACGTCAAATCCGGCATTAATTACCCCGGCGTCCTGCTGTTGTCCGGTCGGCTTTTGCTCATTCTGCAACAATGCTGTTTGTCTTTCATTCTCTAACAACTGCATACGCAATTGTCGTTCCTGCTCGCTTCCCTGCTTAACCGCTTGCAAACGTAATTCAATGCTTTCTTTCTGCAATGCCAATTCTTGCAACTGCCGTTCTTGCTCTATTTTCAACAACGCCTCTGTCTGCTGCTGTTCTAACGCCGTAATTGTTGCGTTTATCGCCTGCCGTCCGGTTTCGTTCAAATCCTTTTCGGTCTGTAATTGGTGTTGCAAATCCTCAATCTGTCGGGAATACTGATATTGCGTTTGCTGCCTACGCTTTGCCCATTCGTCGGTTTCCAACTGCAATTGTACATCCTGCAATTTCCGGGTTGCTTTCAAATTCTTTTTATAAGCCTCTTCAATTTGCTTTGCTTGTTGTTCTGCTGCCTTTTCCGCATCGCTTTTACCCCTTGGCGTTACGGTTGGGTTCTGTGTCGTTACGGGCTTATTGTCTGTTTGTGGCGTCGGGGTATCTCCAACAGAAACCGGGATTGTTAACGGTTTTATTTTCTTTTGCATACCCTCCAAACCCTCTTGGAAATTTTCTGTTATGTCTTTAACTTGGGCTTTAACCAAATTTCCGTACGCTACTGCATAATCTGCCAATCCTTTTTTTACGTCGTCAAAATCTAACGTAAGCGCCCCCTTTAATACGGTTCCGGTTGCTTTGACTATATCAATAAAGAATCCAAACAAATTTCCCAACGTATCAAATGTTGTTTTGAATCCGGCAACAATCCCATTCCAAATTGCACGTATCAAAACACTTTCATTGTATAACTCAATCAAGTAATTGACAACATCAATAACCCCTTTTATTATCGCCGTCAATCCTTGGTTAACAAAAACTTTTGCCTGCGTTGTCAACGTTTCAAAATTTCCTCCGGTTGCGTCAAACAACCCGGATAATGCGTTTTGCAACTCAATTTGGCTTTGCAATTGTTCCTCCTGCAATTGCGCCAAAACTCCGGCTTTCCCTTTTACTTCATCCATGTTTGTTGAAATATCTTTCAACGTGCGCAAATACTGCAATCCGGCGTCCTCTCCGGGACCCCCGAATATATCTGCAATTGCAGCCCCGACCGTTGCCGCATTATCCGGCAATTCTGCCAATTTTGCGGAAACGTCTTGTATAACATCGAACGTTGTTTTGGTTCCGGTCTGCAAATCTTTTTGAACTTGTTCCGACGAAATACCGATACCGTCCAAAGCCGCCGCCGTCGCCGTCGTCATTTCACGCAAACGCAAATTTGCCTCCTTAATTGCGTCAACGCCTTTGTCCGAAAAGATACCCATTTTGTTTGTTTGGGCTACAATGGCAACAAATTGGTCTGCTGATATTCCCGCCTCCTTAAAATATGCCGGGTATTCTTTCAACGTGTCCAAAAATTCCCCGTTCGCATCGGCTCCGGACAAAAAACCATCCTTAACCAACTGCAATGCCTCATTTGCAGAAATACCAAATTGTTGTGATAATGCGTTTGTTGCAATCAATGTTTCCCGAAAATCTGCGCCGAACGAATCTGCGACGGCTTGCACCTCGTTTCTAAACGCTTTCAAATCGTCGCCGCTTTTCCCGGTAAATTGTTGCGTCAACCTTGTTGCCTCAACTAATCCGGCGTTGTAATCGTACCACCATTTGAACGCCGCACCAGCCGCCGCAATCCCGGCAATTGCTAAAAATACGGGATTTGAAAGTAAACCCAACAAAGTTTTCCCCAACGCCTTTGCGCCATCGCCTATTGCTGTAAATACTGCTTTGCTTTCTGCTCCTCCACGACCTAACGCCAAAAGGCTATCGCCAAATGAATTGTTAAGCCCCAACGTTTCTTTTAATTTGTCGCCATAAGCAATTATTGCGTCGGACGCCTCCGTATAATTACCAACGTTCAATTGATATTTCCCGGTTGCCTCCTGCAAACGCTTCATTTCTTCGTATATTTCCCGTGTCTGCTCAACCAACTTGCGCCCCTCCTCGGTATTTTCTCGCTCGGCTTTCGTCATGTTGTTCAGATAGATTTTATTTAACGAATATTGCGCCGACAACTTGTTATAACTGCCCTTGGCTGACTGATTGATTTTTACAATCAATTTGTTTATTTGGTTGGCTTCCTGCTGTGCCAATTTCAATTCCGCCAACTTCTTTGCGTTCTCACTTTCCGCAAACGCCAAATCACGTTGCGCACGTGCCAAACGTTCCGCATCGTCTGCGGCTTTCTTGGTTGTGTTCCTGCCGTCCTCGGTTGCCCCGGAAACTTTTTGCAGAACCGCCGCCAACTGAATTGCTTCCGCCCTAATATTTTTCAACGCATTTGTATATGTGTCTGAAAGTTCATCCAATTGCTTTATCAAATCCGTAATCGAATTATCGGGGCTTACCAAATCCGAATATTTAATTGGGTTGTTGTTATCTGCCATATATCCGACTATTTATTTTGTTATTTGCGGGCAATTTGCCCTATAATCAATTTCCTTTTCTCAAATATATAATTTATCGTCTGAAAAATAAAAACGCCTTAAATCGCCTTATTTTGGCTTTTTCCGCTTGCTTGCTTTTTCGCTTGCTCCTTAATGTATTCAAATGCGTTGTAATATTCCAAAACGGTAAACGATTTTGGGTTTACGTGCAAATGTTGGGACAACATCAAACACATACTTTCAAACTGCTTGTCGTATTGTATTTCCACACTATCCGACCCGCTAAACGATTTGGGTTTTGTATAAGTCAACAACAACGTCGTAATATTGTCTATTTCCGCCCGTTTGTCGCTTTCGTCCCCCTTTATTATCGCATCCAACATTAACATCGTGCGTTGCTTCAATTGGTCGTAATACTCTTTAATCGTGGCGTCGTCGAATAGTTTAGGAAAATACAATTGCAATTCTTCATCTATTTTTTTTTTGACCGCTTCCAATTGGGCGGTCAACTCGGCGTTCGGCGCATCGGCGAATAAATCCAATACCTTTTGCAAACCGTCCGCCGTCATATCGTTGTATTCGGTTCCGTCCACGGACTTAACCAAACAGGCAAACGCCAAATACTTTGGCGATATGGCGGATTGGACGAAATAAACGTTTTGCCGCAAATTATCCAATTCCTTTTCCGCCAAATCCGGCTTTTCCTTTCGGATAAACCGGATTGCCTTTTCAATATGCGCATCCCAATCGTTCAAATCCGACCCAACCCCGGCGTCGATAAGCAACATTTTGTTATATGCGTGAAATCGCAAAATCGGCAATTCGTCGATACTGTCGTACAACACAACCGCCCGTTCCCCTATCTTTGTCGTTTTCATAAGAGTATGCGGGTTATGACTGTTGAACAAAACGGAACCAATAACAATGCCGGGTTCCCGGTGCATATAGCAAACAGGACGGACAAAACGACCCCCGCCCACCATGATAAGCAAAAGCCGCAATTGAACATCTTAACAAAAAAGTCATTGCCGTGAACTTGGACGTACTCAATAACGCCCCACTTTTTCAACAGGGTCAACAGGAACGCCGCCACGGTTGCCACGACCAAAACCCAAATAATGAAAGTTACCATATCGTTAAATGTTACAAGGTTGATTAACTGACAATACACCCTCAAAGCGAAAACCGCCGAACGGGTGCATTAAAAATTGATTATCTATTTCGTCCAACGTAAACCCACGGTACACGTTTTCCGCCAACTCATAAATCCGGTTTATTACAATCGTCCCGTCTTTCAGCCAAAAACCGCCATTTAGGACGGTCAATATTTCGTTCTTCAATGCCTCGGTATTCCGGTTGTTGAGTTGACCGGGGTAAACCTTGCGCAAATCGAACCAAACAATAAGGGAAAACGGGGCTTTAATCTCGCTTTGCTCTTTGGGAACCCAACCGACCGTTTGCGGGTCGTCTATCCAAAAGAACGAAAAATTGCCAATATTGGCATCCGGGGAAACGTCGATATAATCGTTGTTGCCTCTCCATTCCGTCCCGCCCGCATATACGTTCGGGGTATAATAGCGTTTGCCCTGTATCACTTTGGCGATACGTTGCGCCCGCCCAAATGCGACGTCCAACCAATCGACGTTATCCATTAACCCGGTTTGTATGTTCCCCAAAACCCGGTCGATTAAAACCGGGTTGGGAATTATAGGGGTTGTTCTCTTATTCGTTGCCATATAATACGTTTTTTGCTTTTTTCATTAAGTCCGGGAATATATATTGCCAAATCAACGCCGCAATATTTTCGTCCGTCAATCCCAATATTTGCCGCCCGTACTTTTTTATTAAGTCCTCCGTTTTGAAATCCGACGCTTTTATTTCAAACTGTTTGTCGCCGACTTCCAAAAAAAACGACGCTTCAAAATCCCCGGTATCCCGTAACGTTACCCGGTTTGTCGGTTGTCCCTTTTCCTCCTTTATGGCTATCGTCAACGGCGAATACGGGGCGTAATCCATAATATCCACGCCCAAACGGTTAATACCTTGTTCAAACAATTGTTCCTCGGCATTCATATCAACAATATAGGCGTCATTGTCCCAAATGATTTGTTGAATGTATGCGCCGGACGATAACCCGTTGTTGAACGTGGCAACCCGGTTGCGTAAATCCTGTATTGACTTTAACCCCGCCATAATCTTACGTTGTCCGGTATTTTACACCGTGGTTATTACAAGTAAGGCAAATACGGTCGATACCCTGCGTATCCAACCGCAACGCCTCGTATGCTTTTTTAAGGTCATAACCCAAACCGCCGGGGCGACCCTCAACGTTGCCGTCCAATTCGTAAAGAATTTCCAACCGGGTTGCGTTTACTTGGTTCCGGTTTACCTTAACATCGGGGTTCATTGCCAACGTGCGCAACATGATTGCGGCGACCTGTCGTTGGATAACCGTTTGGAAAATTTGCCTTTCCTTAATGATAAAATCCGTTAGGTCGCAACCAACGGTTATTTCGCAATTCAACCCGTAATTCTGCGTATTGGTGTACATCGTCAACGCAATATCCCACAACTCCGGGTATTCGTCGAATGTTTCCGGGGCGTTCATCATAAACGGGGATACCTGTAAATACTTGGTTATTTCCCGCCAACGCTCCAAATCAACGTAACCCGTACACGTCCCGCACGGCTCCCGGCTCCAATCCTTTGTCATGTTAATTGCCTGCATCCCGGCGGGCAAATCGTTTTGGTTGTAACAAAGGAACCACGACCCCCCGGCGTTGTTTCCGGTACTGATATACGGTAAATAACAATCTTTCAACGGGAACCATTGAAAACCGCCGTTTGTCTGCGTAAAATTCAAATCAAACGTCTTTATCGGGTCAATTTGGGACGAATGGAAAAGATACATACGAACAACCCCGGTTGCGCCCGTCATTTGCAACCCGATTTGTTCGATTTTCATTGTTACGCCCATAGAACGAACCGGGACAATTTCAAACCCGACTAATTTATGATTATTCGGCAAAGTCGCCCGGATACGTCCCGCACCGTCAAAGAACGTGCGCCGTTCCAACAAGTTCTTTGTTTCCTTATCCAATCCCTTTATTTGCGTGAATGTTTGTACCATTTGCGCAATACCGTTACGGGTCAACCGCTCCAAATAATCGGAAATGAAATTGTACGGTTGCCAATATGGGTTGCCGTAATCGTCGTTAAAATCGCTTTCGGTCGGTTCCTCGTTTTGGTTGTCCCGTGCGGCAATCCAAACTTTGTTGTTGTGGCGAACCTTTGCCCCGGCTTTGTATTCCGGTATCATATTCCAAACCGGATATTGAAAAACGAAATCATCCGGGACGATTGCCCGGACATTATCCAAAGTAACAAGGGGGTGCGCACCTTGAAACGTCAAACCGCTTTCCGTCTGCGTTAAATTGTCGTCTATCGCCTTTGCCGGGTCGTATGACTGTTCCCACCCGACGACGTGCAATAATGCGTCCTGTATTTCTTTTAATCGGTACATCTGCGTTTGAAATAAATAAGGGGGCGGGGATAACCACCCCGTCCCCTCGGTTTAACAATTCGTTATGCTCCGGCGTTATGCGCCCGCACCTCCGGCGGGAAATTCCCCGGCGTTGGTTACATATACAGGCATACCCAACGGTTCGTTTGGATTGCGGGCGGCAATCTCGGCTTTGATAATCGGGTTTGCCACAGTATCCGGGTTGCTGTTGTAAGCAACCATATACGCCACGTCAACGGAAAATCCGAAATACTCCTTAACGGCGCACGTCAAATCGGCGGTTGCGGCGCCCATGATTGCGGACTGGTCGCCAACGGCGGTGTAATAGTGCGAACCAACGGGCAAATCAATGTACGGCAAACGTACAACGTCCCATTCGTGGAAATTCGCACGGGTGCGGCGCAATGCCTCACGGTCAACACGGGTAAGGATACCAACATTACCGTCAGCAACGGCAAACATGGTTCCCATTTTGCCCGCTTCGTCGGTTACGTTGTTCGTGTAGTGCAAAACCTTGTTGTCGTACTCCATGCGCTTGTTTACGTCGTTGTAAACGCCATGTTGCGCAAGTTTACGGATAAGGCTATCAACCCCGGCGTTGGCGATAATGTGGATATATTCCGGGTAACAGTTAGCCCGCATAATCGGGTTAATATCGCCCAAAATCTCGGTCGCCATTTGGGTTGGAACCTGTACCACGTTGCCCGCCTCCGTGTAGTTAAGCAACGTTTTGAACACCTGTGTTTTGTTTGCCTCCAATGCGGCAACGGCTCCGACGTCCAATTTGTCCGCCAAAGCCCGGCACGTCTTTTCCATTTTGCGCAAAAAGTCGTGTTCGTAGGAAATTTCGTTGTTCATGTATGCGGCGGGAACCATTGTAAAGCCAATGGCATAAGTCGCCCAAACAACCGTTACCAATGCGGACGTATTTTCATCGTCAGCGATAACGCACGAACGGACATTGCTAACCTGTACATCGCCGTCGTAATTGATAACGGGTACTTGTACCGTGTTACCAATGGACGCAAACGCACGGTCACGCAAATTGGGGTTAATGATTGAGGACGGGGCGTTGGTTTGCTCAATGAAAAAATCCAATGCGCCATACTCACACGGGCGGGTCATATTACGGTCCAATTCCGGGTTTTCAATCCGCCAATTTTGCAATCTTGTTGCTACTAATGACATAATGTTAAAAATTTAATTGTTATTAAATGCGGGTTTACCCTTTACCCGTGATTGTTTACTTTTCCGGCAATGCGGCAATATTGTTGTCCTGCCATGCCTGTTTCATTGCGGCGTCGAACTTTTCGGAACCCGCCGTTAAACCCTGCGCCATAAGGTTTGCGGCGATTGCTTCGTAAGCCTCGACACGGGTTTTTGCGCCCGTTATGTCAATGGTTGTTCCGCCACCACCGCCGGAACCGCCCGCCGGGGGAACCGTTCCGCCGCCTCCGGCTTGGCGTCCCTTATCCAAAATACCCATTGTTTCCAATTCCTTTGCCAACAGGTCGCCGGGGGTGTACGGGTTCAACTGATTGTTCGGGTTACGCATAATTGCGCCGCTTTCGTCCTTAAAAGCAAGGATTTTACCGCCTTTTCCGTCGTCGATATATTCGGGGTTCATACCCTTAATTTTGTCGATTGCTTGCGCTAACAAAACCTTTGTTGCGCTTTCGGGCAATCCCGGTTTGAATTTCAACCCGGCGGTTGCGGTCTGCAATGCACCCTCGATACGAACGCCGAACAACTCCGTTTGGAATTTCTTTTCGGCTTCATCGTACTTGCTTTTGAGGTCGTTAAACTGCGTTGTTACCGCCGTCAAATCGGCTTTCGCCTGTTTCAACGCCTTTGCCGTTTCCGCATCGGTCGCACCGTCGGCAATTGCCTTTTCCAAACGTGCCTTTTCTTTCGTCAGACTGTCGATTTGGGTTTGCAATGCGCTTGCGCTTTCCGCTTTGGTTTTGAACTCAGCGACCACACGTTTTGCGTAATCAAACGTCTTTTCGGTTCCGTTCTTTGCGATACCGGACGCCGCCAAAATATCGGCATCCAATCCGCCGTAAATTTCGCCCGTCTTTTTGGCAATAACGCTATTTTCGTCGTTGGTGGACAATGTTGTAATTGCCGCAATTTGTTCGTCGGTTAATCCGGCTAATGCCGCATTTGCAACTAAAATTTCTTTCGTTAACATAATTCTTTCCCTTTGAATTAATTAAGTGCGATTGCTGCTACTGCTCCGCTGTTTGCGTTAATAATATGAATTGTGTATTTTGGCGAATCCCCGGTTGTGTCAACCAACCAACTAACAACACGTGCATGGCTGATTTTCTTTTCAACCTCTTTTGTTACCAAAATTACGTCGGTAATGGTTCCGCCCTCAATACATTCAATCAACTTTTTATTTGTTGCGCCATCCAATGCGGCGGCGGTTGTTGTTACTTCAATAACCAAATTGCCCTGCTGTGCAATCTGTGCCATAATCGTATTTTTTAATTGTTTAATACTCTGTTACTTTTTCGCCCCGGGTTTGTCCTCGGCTTCTGCCTTTGCCTTTGCATCGGCTTTGGTTTCTTTGGCGGGTTCCGCCGGGATAACTCCCGCCGCTTTCAATTCCGCCAAAATTTCAGCCTTTAACGCCGCTTTTTCCTCGGCTTTGGCTTTCGCCTCGGCTTCTGCCTTTGCCTTTGCATCGGCGGCGGCTTTTTCCTCGGCGGCTTTCTGCTGTGCGGCGGTTCGTGCCGCTTTTTCCTCGGCTTGCGCCTTGATGTACTCGTTGGGGTCGTGCAATACGGTAATCGTGTAACCCTGTTTTTTCAGTGCGTCCAAAATGCCGTTTTCAAACGACTTTTTGCCGAACTTTTGGATACGGGGAACGGATAAGCGTTTGCCCGTTTCGCTGTCAAACTTGCGCACCTCAATAATGCAATGATACAAATGTTGTTCGTTGCTCGGTACAATGTAGTTTTCGGGGGTGACGTCGGTAATTGCAACGTCCTTTGTTTTCCCATCGTTTACTTTTACTCTCATAATTTAATTTATTAAATTTCCAAATATAATTTCCGGCTGTTTTATACCTACCAATACAACATGCATGTATATTTTGATATGCAATTCCTGTAATAGTTTGAGCATCTGTTAATGTCGTCCTGCCAAACCTCACTACTTAACATTGTGTTCATTTGCGTAATCATTAAATTTACTTGTTATTACTGAAATCTTTTGGTCGAATGGTATTTGTGTTCCAAATTCCAAAATGTTTGTATTCTCCCGCTCAAACCTGCGGACAAAGTTAGCGAAATTCAACTTTATACGCAATTCATTCTCCGGGATTAAGTTACGCCCGTACAAATCCAATACCTCGTTCCGGGTCAAATGGCGGTACGGCTCCAACTCTGCCAATATCAACATACGTTGCAATTGGGTTGGGTTGTTCCGGTACTCCGTTTCGATAATCTGATTTTGTAGGGCGTCCAATTCTGCCTCACTTGTGCCGCTTTCCTTTGCCAACTTATAACGGTTCCGCAACTCGCTTGCGTCGTACAAATAGAACTCCGTGCCGTAATTGACTTTTGCAGATACGAACATATTGCCGTATCGCAATCGGCAAACCGTTTCATCGACGAACTGTTGGGCGGCTTCAAAGCCTTTTTTCACTCGGTTTAATACCGTGCTTTGGCTCTCAAATGCGGCTTTAACCTGTTGTTCGTTGAATGCCTCCCGTTGGGTTACTTCCTCGTTTTGTCCGACGACGGCGGTAATAATGTTTTCCCGCAATCGCTTTTCTTCCTCAACGTTATAATCCAGGCTTGTACGGTCAACGGTCAACATTTGTACCGGGTTCCGCAAATCGGGTTGTTTGTCCCCGTCCGGTATCGGTATTTCAACAAAGGAACCCGCCCCGGTAATCCGTTTGTCGCCGCACTTGGGGCAACGCATCAATAACCCGGCTTGGTCTAACCTGTAATACCCTTGTTTGTCTTTCAAAAATCCACCGTCGCAATAATCGCCGTTTTCGGCGTTTGTAAAATCGCACGATTGTTCGTAACCGGAATATATCGGGTACGCCCCGTACATATCCAAATGACGCTTCGATATATGGAAAAACAAAAACCAATCCAACGCCTCCAATTCTTTTGTTAGCGGGGATTGTTTAACGTCCGGTTCTCGCAAATTCATTGGCTCGTTCCAAAAGAAACGGGCGGGGCAATAGCGCAAATCGTGTGGGTTATCAACCAATAATTCGCCTATGTTGCCGCCGTCGTCCTCTGCAAATACTCTGTATCGTTCATCGTCAATAACTGCAATACGTTTATCGGGTTGGCGGAAAATTATCCAATCCATAACCCCGGTTGTCCGGTTTGCCTCAAAGGTTATGACGCTTTCGATAGGTAGCCAATAAAAATACGGGGTCGGGTATCGGTCGGCGGGGTTTTGCTCGGCGGGCAAATCAACTATTAAGACGCTGTTTATTTCCGTCTTGAAAAACTCCCAACCTTTCGTGCTCCAAATTTCCGGCTCCTTTAATACATCTTGGCGGTAATACTCCCAATCGTCCCGTTGTTCCGTGTTTTGAAATTGATAGTTGAACGCCGGGTTACGACCGTCGAAAATACGGCTTAACTTATCAAAACAAATGCCCGTTACCTCGTTGGTACGAACGGGGTAACGGAACAATGTTTTGAAGATTTTGAATTTATCGTGCGGGATAAGATTTTGAACCCATGCCAAAAAATCGGTCGTGGGTAAACACATTAAGGGCGTTACGTTGGTTTGGGCGTGAAATTTAATGCGGTTTTGGTGTATGACCGCTTTATTTATCGTCGCCTTTTTCCTCGGTTCCGTTATTTCCTTTCTTATGCGTTTTATATCTAATCCCATTTTCTTTGCTAAATTCAAAAGGTGTTTTTTCGGGCAACTGCCAACCGCCATTGTTAGGCATCCGCAACAGGCGTTCGGCGTGGTTAATCTCAAATTCTTCGGTCGTGTTAAGGGTCGGACACTCCAACACGACCTTTGTAACTTTCGCCGTCATTACGCTTATGCGGTTTTCAAATCCGTAAGCGGGTTAAACGTCGGGACAACAATCGCCAAATCGTCCGACCAATTCGGCAAAAACGACCATTGTATTGCGTTGCTGTCCGGGGCTTCCAATCCGCCCAACGTCTTATCGCCGATAAACAACGAACGTATCGGTATCGGGTAAAATGTACCCTCCGTTGTGGCGTCCTTAATGGCTCCAATTGCGCCGTTTTCGTCGAAAATGAAGATACCCAAATTGTCGCCCCAACTTTCGCATTGCATTTCCTTTAATGCCTTGACAACCGCCTGCGGGGCTTTGCGGATAACTCCGGTAAACGGGGTTGGTTCACGTCCAATAATCTCTTCGACGCCTCCTAACGTTTCGTTACCGCCTCCAAAGGTGCGGGCGGCCCCCGCCTCGGCGGTCGGGGCTTGGATATACGGCGAAACAACTATTTTCGTGCTATCCGCCGCCGATAATAGGGGCGTCCATGACGCTAACGCCGTAATCGCTTTTTCACTCGTAAAACTGTTTTTGCTTCCGTTGTCTTTCATAAGACGTTGAAAGGCCACTTTCTGAACCTGTCCGAAACTTTCCGAACACGTAATTGCGGGTACATCGGGCAACGCCGTCCCCGCCGGACATTTACAAATCATACTTCTTTGTTTTTAACGTTAAAAATATTGTTACTTTCTCCGGGGCTGTCCCTTTGCCCCCTCGTTTCGATTACAAAGTTATAAACTTTTTCCCGGATAATCTTGCATATCTCAAAAATATTGCTAATTGCGTCGTCTTACGCCTCGGTTTGCGTGTGCGTATGGCTGTATATTGCCGTCCACAATCTCCTTTTCATATATCCCGGTCAATCCGTCCTCCGGGTCGTCGTGCGTATTGGCTCCGAAATTGCGCAAAAATCCGGTTACATGGTCGTAAACGGCTTTGTACCGGGTTTCCCAACCGAACGGCATAATTATATGTTGATTAACCATTGCGGACGCTGTTATTATCCGGCTTTCCTTGTTGCCCCCTTGATAAAACGGGTCGGTAATCGCCCGGACTTTCTTTTTGATAACCTTTTCGTAACCCGCACCACCGTTGTTGCTCTCAACCCACGCTTTTTGCGTCCCGTTCCGGTTAATCATCGCCGGGACGGTTACGGTTGTAACGTCCGTATTTTCGTCCGTCATTTCCATATCTGTAATAAGTGCAAACAATATCGGCTCCATGCGCTTTGTTTTCTCGTTGAAAAACATATTGTCGGACTTATACACGTCATACGTTGCCGCAAACAACAGGTCGTCGCCCTCGTCGGCAACGTCAATGTATGCGCCGGAACGAATGTACGTGCCGTAATCGGATTTTTCGACCCACGTTTTGAAAGGTTGGTACAATCGACCCTCGGCGGAACCGGGGTTGCCTTGATACAGGCATTGAAATTGCACCGGGTCTAATGCCTTTTGCGCTTCCAACTTTTGCTTACTGTGTCGGCTTTCCCATAATGCCGCCCCCGGTTCCCGTGGGTCTATCTCGGTCGGTTCCCCGGTTTTCAACCCCTCAAAGTTTATGCGCACCCACGCCCCCGGCGTTACGTCCTCCAAATCCGCCCAACCCTTAACATCAATAATCGTTTCGCCGCTCTTTTCAATGCGCCCTATCAAATCGTCGTCGTGCCAACGGGTAAATACAATCAATTCTTGACTATCATTGTGTAAACGGGTGCGTACAACGGTCGTGTACCATTTCCACGCCGCCGCCCGTACTATCGGGCTGTTACCCTCGGCGTAATCTTTATACACGTCGTCCAATATCGAAACGTCCACGGTTTTAGACGTCAGCGAACCGCCACGACCGACGACACGCAACGACCCCTTACGCCCGACCATTTCGATAACATCGGAATTGCGCAAATAGGTATTCGCCATTGTTACGACGTTCGACCCATTTAAGTACGTGCCGGGGAATAATTCACGATACCGGGGCGTGTCGATTATTCGTTGAACGTCCCGGTTAAAATCCCGTGCGATTGTCGCCGCATACGAACCGATACATATTTTGCGGTCGGGGTCTAACCCCAACATAAATGCGGGTAATTTGCGGCTTGACCCCTCCGATTTGCCATGTTGCGGCGGCTGTTGTACAATCATCCTTCGTATTTTGCCATGCGCAAACATATCCAACAGGGTATAATATACAACATGAAACGGTTCCAATACCAAATCCGGTTGCATATACCGGGCAAAGTTGATAAGACGTTTACGGGCGGCGGCTCGCACCAATTCGCCGGGGTCTGCCTTGATTGCCTCGTACATCTTCAATAATTCCTCGTTACTCATGGTCGTACAATTTTATCGGGTGTAACTATCAATTCGCCGGGCTTTTTCGGTATCCAATTCAAACACGCCGTTTTGCTCCTTATCCGGGAACGGTTCGGGGTAAACGGACAACGGCAACAAATCGGCAATCTATTTGCAAAATCTAAATTCTCATGGTCGAAATACCAAACACCGTGTCCGCAATCCCCGCAATAATGGTTCGTTTTGGTTACAACCTGTTTAACAACATTCATTCGCTTTGCCATTATTGCGCCCCTCCTTTCTCGGCGATTGTCTTTTGAAATTCGGCGGACTGCAATTTGTCGGCGACGGCAAACAACAGGTCGTCCGGGATTGCCTTAACATCGTATTTCGGTTTATCGTCGTCCGTCCCGGCGTTGTATCCGGGTATCTCGATTTTAACGGGTGCATCAAATCCCAACATCTTTGCCCGGCGTTGTTGAATGTTCAACAGCAAGTCCAAAAACCGGGGATTGCCCGCCGACGTTTCAACGGTCGTTTCGTCATACCCGTAATATTCCGGGTCGCCGTCGGTCGCATCCGTTTTGATAGGATGCCCCCGGTTGGTTTTCTCTTTGGTGCGCTGCTTTCCGGTTTTGGATACCTCCCACGCCTCCCACGCTTGTTGCTCCATTTTATCCAACTTGCGCAATTCCTGCGTAACATATTCGTCGATTGTTTCCAACCGTTCCCGCTTCCATTCGATAAGGCATTGTTGCAAATCGTAATAAACCATTTGAAAGGTTATTGTATAACCCATTCCACGGGCGGACAAATCCCGGTTCAATGCGTCCGCAATTTCCCGGTACGAATAACCACGCAAAAATAAATCGGCACAAAACCGAATGTCATAAATTCGTTGTTCCTCGGAACGTTTGTTGTAGCCTAATGGCTTCTTTCTCTTTTTCATCGTAAAACCTCCTTAATCGTCAAATCGTATTCCCACACATACCCGCCCGCCGTTTTATACACTCCTTTACAACATCGGGTAATTGTTATATTTTTTATTCCCGTTTTTCTTTCCGCTTCCCTTATAGATTTATACCGGGCAATTTCGTTTCAAATGTTTTTCGATTGCAAGTTATTTGCACGGAATTTCCATTTTAAGAGGCTTTTTTGTCTTATCCAATACTTTCTATATCTCGGCGGTTATCTTTTAACCACGGGGCAAATTTACGGCTTTTCCGCCGCATTGCCAACCGTTTGTTCTCTCTCACATATAAACGGCAAAACCCCGGCTTTGTTTTCCGGGGCTTTCGCCTGTTATCTGCTTACTTCAACCACGGCGTCCGGGTACTCTTTGCAAGCCGCTAAATACTTTTCCAACCACGGGACAAAATTTTTGTATGTCCCCCAACCGTTAGGGCTGTTGAATTGCTCGTAATATTCCGGTCGGGCTTTCATATCCGCAATTGCCTTTTCCAATGGTTCAATCAATTGTTCGGCGGTCGTTATTCCGTTTTCCTCCGGTCGCCATACAATCTCATATATTCCGGCGGCATTTGCCATTTTCCCCAAATTATGCGTAATGTTCGCATCATATACGGAATAATTCGGGAAATAATGTTGTCCGCACTCACTACAAACACTTTGTTCGTCTGCTTTCCTGTTTAATGATACATCTAAACTCATCTAATACCTCCTTTCGTATTTACCGCACGAACAACGAAAATGCGGTTGGGTTCCACGGGGGTTGGTGTATTCCGTTCCCCTTTTATCATCTTCAACGCCAAACATACCGGGGCGGGTTTCCCATTAACCGGAAATTCCGGGTTGAAATATCGACACGTCCCGCATATCTTTTCGGGCTTCGATTATCCGTGGCAATTACTCTTTCCCATTGTTGCCCCCTTTCCTTTTGTTCTTTGCCCGGCGTTTATCCCGTGGGTTCCTTTTCGGCATTTCGACCCGGTGTATTTCTACTTTGGAACCGGGGAACATCTTGCCGAAAAATTCCGCCATTGCTCGCACCTCCTTTGGGACGTCGAACGCCTCCGGCTTCTTATGCTCCGGGCAAATCCCCCGAACCGGGCAATTGTCGCAATCCTCATTCCGCACAACCTCGCCCGGCTTATCGGCTTCTTTGAACCCGTGCCAATTGTCCCTCCGTGCGGACGCTTCGGCGAAATTCTCCATTGCTTCAACTGCGACTTTCGCCAATATGTAATCCGGGGTATCGTTAAAATGCGCCTCCAAAGAATTACGGTTGATAACCTCGGCAATCTCTTTCAAAAATTTTTCTCTTTTGTTCATCGCTTTATTGATTTTTGGGTTTGTACTCTTGGCACGGCATAACGCCGCACGATTGTTCGCATTTGAACGCCTCGCAATAACCGTTCCCGTTGACGTCCTCGTTTGTAAAGTTGGCGCAATTCCCGCATCCCTTATCGCCGGGTTCTTTCGGTACGCTTACGCCTTTCGGCTCAAACTCCCGGTTAAACTCTCTTTCCGGGCGGGTTGTCAATCGTCCGTCCGGTTCCCGGACAATGTAGTACGTTTCCGGGGCGTCAATGAAAATGCCGTTGCCGTCCGTGAACGAATAAAACGCCCGCCCGTTTGGGGTTCTCGGTATCGTCATGGTTCCGCCTCCGGTAAATCTCAACAGGTCGTCCAAATTGTCCCGGCGTACCTGTATTGCGTCAACTTCTAACAACGTGCGGCAATATCGGGTTCCCGCCGTGGCGTCCGGCTCAACTAACCGGGTGCGGATTTGTTCCGGGTATTCCGTCGGGTCGTACTCGACGTTGAAAACAACGGCGGCGTCTAACGTGTGGGTAACTAACAAGCGTTTTCCCAATCGTCCGGCGACTGCCTGTTTTAGTGCTTCAATTGCGTTTCCCTGTATCTCGGTTGTGTCAACCGTGATTTCGTAACGGTCGGGTTTTTCCTCGACCTCCGGTTGGCTTTTGGCAATATCGCCAATCATAACCAACAATTCCGCATCAAACGGGTTTAACTTACTTTCTGTCATCGCTCTAATTTTTTATTCGTTCTTACTGTTTTCGGATATACCAACCGCCAAAATATCGTTTTTCGGTCGGTTCTGTTGTACTTATCGCATTGCAAGTGCGCCCCGTTGCAAACGTCCCGGTCTATCTTGCAACGGACGCACCGTTGGCAAAACAGGGTTCCGGGGTCGTCTGCTAACCTTTGGGCGGCTTTCGTCCATAACTCGGCAATAATAACCATGCCTTTGTAAATGGCACGTTCGCCGGGCTTGTACTCCCTTTTCGGGTCGAACGGTTCGGGTTGCTTAACTCTCATTCTTTGCCCGCTTCGTTTACATAGTCAAACAATGCGTCCAAATCGTCCTTTGCGCCTTTTACGCAAATTCGTACCCTATCGCCCCCGGCTAATGCGATTTCGACAACCTCACAATTATACCGGGGAGCGTTTATCTGTATCATTGCCGCCGTGGTATTCGTTACAAACTCGTTTCTTTCTTCCATGCTCTCGGATTTTTGAAGTAAATTAAATGCCTCCGTTGGTTCGTTCTCGCTTTGACACGCCCCCAACAAAAGCGTTGCCAAAGATAACAATAAAATCTTTGCTTTCATCGTTTTACCTTTCTTTTAATCCATATAAACCGTATGCCAATGCCGACAAACAATATTTTCGCCTCAATGTCAACGTAACGGTCGTAACCGTTGACCGCATCCACGGACACGCCGGGAACAATAAACCAACTCTTATATTTCCAATATTCCCGGACGTAAACAGATACGCCAACCCGTCCGATATGGAACCCAATTTGCGCCGTATGTACGTCGCCATTGTTGCGGATAATTCCAACTTGTTTTTTACTCATATTTCCAAATGTATTTTTTATAATGTTTTAAACGTCCCTTACAGCAACTAATAATATTCCCATGATTAAAACCGCATCTTTGCGCATCATGTATGCAATCCCATTTCTTTATAAAATTACCCTCTAAATCATATTGATAAACGGGTTTTGCATTGTGATTGTCTTTTCCGGTTTTCTTAAACCATGTATTTACTTTCTTCATGGTTTCACGTTTATTGTTAATTGCTTTTTGATAATTCAAATTTTGCTTTCTCGTACACCAACGTAAATTAGTCGCATCGTTATTGGCTCGGTCGCCGTCGATATGGTCTATTTCCGGCAAATTGTCCGGGTTCGGAATGAAAGCCGCCGCAACTAATCTATGAACGAAATATGTTTTGTTTTTACCATTATCTGATAATATTACCCGCATATATCCGTTTTTACTAATAGATTGTTTTCGTATTGCACTTTTACCCGTTCCCCGATAATTTACAGACTTTATATTACCTTTGTCTGAAACTTCATAATTAGCGTTTATAAACTTCCAATTTTCCATCTTTTTTTTGCAAAGATAATATTAAACCATAATATAACAAACTAATACGTTTCTTTTATTTTATTGTATGCCTCTTTATCCAATACCATAACTTTAGGATATTCAACAATACAACCTTTTGTATATACGAGATTATAGATACCCAATTGTCCCTTAATTGGAAACTCAACAACCCGGCGGGGGTTCCGCATCAGCCAACCGAACCCCTTTGTAATGGATTTACGTTTTTCGGGCGGTATGCGGGTATTCTCCCAATCTTCCGGCGTAAAATCTTTAATCGGCTTCACGTCGTATAATTCAACCAATCCCAATGTAACCCCACTTTCATAACCGGGAATTACAGGATTAGCGGACGAACAAATCATTAAATCGCCTCGGTATGGTGTATTCTTACTGCGTACCTCAATGCACTTTTCGCCGTAAACAACTCCGTTATCCTTATAAGCCGCCGTAACCAATTGCGTTGCATACGGGTTTTTAACGGTTAATGCCCGCCAACGGTCATGTTGGGCGGGGTTGAAATCCTTGTTAGTAAACTGCATAATCGTTATTATCTTGGTTAAACAAATCGTAATTTGCCGGGATACAATAACCGGGCAATAAATCTCGGTTAATCCCGGACGCTTTAACAAAACTCTCTTTCCAATACAACCGGGGCGTTGTGTGCGGGTGCGCCTCCCAATATTCGGCAACGTCGTTGTAAAATCCTAATGTTTCCTTTTTCGTATATCTGCAACCGCTTTGCAGCCCTATTTTAAATAAGTCAACAAAAGGGTATGATAACGCAATTACAGAAAATGCCCGGTCAAACATTCCCGGCGGTATTGGTTCAACGCTCGCAAAGGTTGGGAATCCGTGCCGTTTTGCCCTTGCTAACGTGCTTATCCGCATCCGGTTGGGGCTTGCATTTGGTTCTAATTCGTCGCATCCCGTCAACGTGGAACCAATCGCAATACGTGTTTTGTCCCATCCCGCCGACGCTTCGACAAAATCAATGAGTATATTAATACCCTCGGCGCATTTGCTCAATACCTTAACCGGGACGTTGTGGCGTTGACAAACGCCAATCGCTTGACGGGTCAACCGTTGCGTTTCCGGTAATAACGGGTCGGTTGTAAAAGAGAAAAACAAACCCGTTTTTTGCATATAAATCAGGTTATCAGTTCGGTACTGTGTAGCGATGCCGTAATCAGGCTGTACGGAAAGATAAATATAATGCTGATCTTGACCGGTTACGGTTTCCGTTCCTTCTACGCCAAAGCTCACAATTAAAAAGCTGTAACCAATCAGAGAAAGTAAGAAAAGAGTCAGTGCGGCATAAGAAACGGCAATTATTCGTCTGGCTGCTTTCCTATTAAGGAGACTTTTTTGCTTTTTATACAGACAGATCATGCCCCAGATCAGCAGGCAGGACAAGGTGACGGAAACGCAGATGACGGATATTTCAGCAAAATAATAGCGGATTGCATATCCTGCGCTTTTATTGATACCATACCATGCACCGTAGAAAAAGGTACTGTATGCCAGAACGATTGTAATCAGACAGGTACGCAGGATATGCTCTTTTCTTGTCGGAGTGAATTTTTTTAATGCAGAAATAAGTCTGTCCATTTCTTCTGCTTCAATCCAGGTGGTAAGTTCTGCTTCAGATGGATATTCACCGTTTGTGTCAGGAATTCCTATATAACGGGTTAAAAACTGATTTTTTGTATCAGTATCTCCCACTTCTGCTGCCAGTAAGATCTGCATATAATACAACTGTTTTAACTGGACTGGTGTGCATTTTCCAACAGAAATCTGTGTAATTGTCTGTGTAGCATGATCGTATTTCCCAAGCTGGATTTCAAGGCTTGCAATCAGGAGCAGCATGCGGTTATTCGTAGCAAGATCGCGGACAGATTGTATATGATACATATAAAGCGCATACTCATAATGTTCGTCCAGTGGCATTCTACTCGATATCTTTCTGCTCCATCCGGCTTCTACAAACTGGAGCCCGAAAGCAAGTTCGATAACGGCAAGAAGCTGGCAAAGGAAAGCCGTAAGTCCCCAGACATTGGTAGTGAGTTTCTGATAGGTCAGAAAAAAGATTGCAGCGGCAGCCAGGATAACGAACAACCATCTCAGCATGAACACGCGGCGGGCTTTCTTTTTTACGGTTGGATTCCATGGATATGTTTTTAATTCTGAATCTAGCAC